CATAGTTAGATTGTTAACACGTTTGGGTGAACCTTTTTCCCAAGCAGGTCGTTCTTTGAAATCAAACTTGAATGCTTTTATCATTTCAATAATCTTGTCTCTGCCAGCACCAGCAAGTACTTCAACAAGCAGTGTCATCAAAAAGTCTTGAATAACCTTTGGTGTATCACTACGTTTTAGGTCCAAGCCCATTGCTTTGATCTTGCCTTGTTTGCCAGTTATATCCAGACGTTTCCCTTCACTGTCAAATATATTAATAGCATAACGTTTTTTTGTAATAAACAGTCCTCGATCAGCAACACTTTCTCTACCGCCTTTGATAATAAGCCCGTTGTCTCTTGGTACATGAAATGCTTGCTCCATAAACCTTGGCCAACTTTCATTCAGTTGATCACTGATAGCATCATAGAGTTGTATACAAATTTCTTTGTTCCATTCCATATTACCAGCTTCAACATCTTTTTTAATAACTGGCCATGCACTAAAATAAACTGAATCTGTATCACCATATATAACTGCTTCGCCAACATGATCATATTTGCCAGCAATAGCCTCATTGACAAAACTATCCATATGATGTGCAATAGCTCTACCAGTTAGTGTGGTTGATTGTCCAATACGTTTATCAAAGAATCTACAACCAGGATTAAGAATAGCACCATACAAACTGTTCAAGTTAATTTTCTTAACTAGTTGTCGTTTATCTAAAAACTCTATCTCATCTGGATCTGTGCTAGATCTTAGTTGCTTTTGTATTTCCTGACGTTCTCTGTACCAACGTGCCAACAAACCAGGTATAACACCTTCTTTTTCATACGTAAATATAGTACCATTTGCACTTAGTATCCAAGGCTGGTTACTGTCAAATATAATTTTCCATATCTCTGCGGCACTATGTACAGTTTCGTCACCATTCTCCCAGTCAATGGTAATTTCCGTGCCACGTTCTTGTTTCATAACCGCAGTATATTCTAGTGTACCAAACAAGCCTTCCCATGCCATTGCGAAACTTGACTTGTTATCTATCTTGCCTTTGATGTAGCGATTGGTCATTATTGGACGCAATTGTCCTACTATGGTTTCGGGTGCCATGTTTAATGCTCTAATAGCACTAGGATATAGACTGTTGATATCAATAGCACCAATCCATTCATGTAAACCTTTTTTAGGATATGCCACATAAGCACCAGCTGCCGCAGTATCTTCGTCAGTGAGTCTATCACGTCTATTAGGAACAACCATACCTTGTTCATGTGCTTCGTTGATAATTGCTTGTTCAGTAACTGCAACTGCACCCATTGTTGTTTGTAACAACACAGTATTTGCATGTGCTAGTTCACTTGCCAATGCAATAAAACGCAGTTTCTTATCCATCTTGTCTAGCAATGCAGTATCCTGCCTTGAATACTCAATGAATGTTTTAAAGTTCTGATTGTACAGTTGATCCAGTGTGCCTTCATAGGCAGTCTTTTTCTCATCAAGTTCATATTCACCGATAGCATCTAAACTATAGCTGTGTCGCTCTTCATAGGTGTACTTTCTGTACAGTTGCATGTAGTCCATATGAACTCTGCCAATGGTATCAAATGTAATGTTCTCTGATCCAAAACGTTCGAATGTACGTTTTTTAGGAAGTTGACTCCACAAACAAAAACGTCTAGTGTCATCCTTGCTTAATACTCTTGCAGTTCTGTTTACCAGATAAGGTATATCATAACCTTCACTGTTCCAACCACTGATGATATCTGCATCTTCGATCAAATCCAAGAATGTTCCTAATAGTTCTTCTTCTCGTTCAAATAGCATTGTGTTAGGAAACTCGTTGCATATTTCTTGTGCAGTTTGCCAGCTCATTGATTTTGGCGGTATAACCAGTGTGACCAATTGCTCCATCCACTGCAAGTATATACTAATAGCAGTTACGGGATTAAAAGGATCTGCTGGCGAACTATATCCTCTTACAGGATCAAAGTCAACCTCAATATCAAAAAACGCAGTTTGCAACTTAGGTGCATCAATGCCTTTGTAGTTTTCTTCAAAGCATCTAAACACAGGATTTATATCTGATTCAAAGATATCTTTGCCAGATTGCATACGCAGTTCCTTGCGAAACTCCTTGTTGTTACGTGTCGAGAACCTGCTGACAGGTTGTCCATAGATACTTTTATGCTTGCCTCTTGGGTCAGCATAGTAGAAACAGTATGAGGCAGGAAACTCTCTATATTCTCTCCTACCATCAACACGTTCTACAATGTGTATTCTATCTTTTTCTCTGTCAAATAGAGCATCAACATAACTCACAGATTATAATGTCCTTCCTGCAGTAGTAAGTATCTCATCTAATAGTTCTTGATCTTCTTTTTCTGCAGTGTAACTTGCCTTGTGAGCAATTCGTATGGCTTTTTTTAACACACTTGGTTTAATTTGTAGTTCTTCAGCAATTGATTTCACTGTGTCATTGAGCCCTTCGTTTAAGGCTTCTACTTCGCTCATTACACCCATACCTTCGTTGATGATTTGTGTAAGTTTTGCTTTTTGTTCTGAGTCAAATTGGGTTGTCATGTAAATACTCCTTTGTAAAACATATTGTACATTAGATATTATCTGTAGTCAAGTGTTATTTTTCTAAATTTAAAATTTGGAATATGGTTTCTAAACCTTGTTCGTCTTTGAGCAAGATGTTTTCATCTGCAAACAATATTTGTTGTCCACTTTTGAGACTTTGTTCAAACAACTGTTTTGTTTTTTCAACAGTGCCAGAGAAAGCATGTATACTTGGCACAATCAATCCGCTTATATTGTCTCTTTCAACAAAGTCTTGCAGTTTAGGCATCCATGTACAACCCCAATATTCGTTACTCCATTCGACTACGTCTAGTCTAAGTTGACGTGCTTTTCCTAATAAAAATTCACGTATGATAAAGTGTGGTGTCTCACCTATGTATTGTGAATTTTGATCAACAAAGACTACCCAAGGACCACTTGCAAGATCAGCAGGATCTAGTTTACTATAATGTCCTTTTAATCTGTAGAAACTGCCTGCACGTCTTGGACCAAGATCATGTCCTATTAGTGCATACCGTGCATCAAAACTGACTCTAGTGATATCAGTCTCATTGTTTATGTTTCCATGTACATGTCCTTGATTAAACAACCATGCTTGTCCTACATCAATTTCAACAGGAAAACATTTTTCAATGCTTAGCCTTTGTATTTCATTTAATGGTAATTGTTCGTTGTGTATACGATTCATTATTTCTATACTATCATCCCAACTTACCACTTGCATAGTATTTGTACCCCATGTTTTGGTAAGTGGTATCCATACTGTGCCCATGTGGTTGTTATAGCCTGTCCAATAGCCTGTGTGAAATGCAAGTAATCTTCCAAGTGCATCTTGATTAGGAACAACAAAACGTATGCCACTTGTTGATTGTATTAGATAATCTTTGCCATCTACTAGGTCACTTACATAATCTGCAAAGAAACTATCAAGTCTTCTGCTAAATTCTTTACTGTTTGTAAAAAGTTCTAGGTGTTTACGTAAATCAATAAACTCTGTGGTTGTAAAGTACTTGTGGATTTGTGTAAGGTCAGGTAGCTCTGGCTTGAGTTCACGGACTGCTTCAAAAAAGTATTCTGTCCAATTGTGTTTTGATTTGTCATAATCAAGCACCTTATTATCCCAACGTTCATCAATCTTCCAGTTGTAACTTTCCAGTACATTTTCTATTCTTGCTGTCATGTTTACTCCTTATATCCTACTTCTAAATTTTGTTCACCAATCAAATTAAACTTATCGCCACACATCACACCACAACGTTCTAGTTTGCTTCCGTTTGTCCAACTGCGTTTAATGTTTTCAAACCAAGGTCCTTCGACTATTTCTTGAAGTTTTCCATGAAACACATTTGTACGTGGTAAACCTCCACTTTGTTGCATTAGTCTTTTAATTAGTATTTGATCAGCAGTACCGTCAACTTCTGGGCCATATAGTCTGTCATGTAACCAACCACACGGAAATACAAAGCCATCAGCACCAATGTAAATCTCTTTGATATTTAACGCATTACAACTTATACACGCAGTTTTTGCGTATTCACTAATACTGCGAATATTTTCTAGTTTATCATAGTTACTGTTACGCCACTTTTTGTCCGTGGGCGGATATATTATGTAATCGACTAGATTCTTTTTGTTGTATACTGTTAGTTTGCTTTCGTATTCATGTTTTCTATTAAGAAATCTGCCTGTACGTTTTGCACTAAATTTTGCAAAACCCATCTCTTTGCTAAGTGTTTCAGCAGTTTCTACTTGATGTTGGTTGTGATCAAAAACAATGAAGTCCCAGTATGCAATACCACCACCTGCAATATATGTAGTTGCATTGTCCATTACTTTGTTCCATAACACATTTCTTCTGTAAATGTGATTTGTATCCTCTAAACCATCAATACCAAATGCTATAAAGTCTACATATGGAGCAACTTCAACATAGGTTTTGTTTTTTCCTATTCCACCATTGGTGTGTATTCCAACTTTTACTGTGGGCAAAACCTCTTTAATGTATTGCACTATCTGTGTTATGTAGTAGTTACTAAATGGATCCCCGTAGGTCCCACAAAAATAAACCTGTTCTAAACTTGTAAACAATGTCAATGGCACATTGTCTTTGAACTCTTGTAGTGTCCAATTCTTCAATGGCAATGTTGTGAGTGTCTTACCACCAAAGTAATTGCGTGGACACTGCGGACAAGCGGCGTTGCATAGGTTTGTAATTTCAAGTTGCAAACTTTTTACTTCACTAAGTGTTATCATCTTAACAATGCAATCTGTGTATAACGTTTGTCTATACAATCCTTAACTGTGTCTACTACACGTTCCACAGTCATGCCACCTGAAAAATTATTCATCTTGCTGTTAAATTTGCCTACTTCAAATGTTGTTACAGTATTGCGTGGATTATCAGATATCTTTCTATTGTAAAGTTTGCCAAATTCGCTTAGTGCAGATTTACTAAGATTATAGTAGAAGTCGCCTGTATCAATACCAGGATAACTACTCCAATATGTTCTTGCACTTGAAAAATTTATTATATGTGCATTTTTTAACTTGTTATAAAACAGTTCTGTAAGATATACTACACTAGTAAAATTTACAGTCAGATGATCCCATGCATCATCTACCTTTGGCGAAACTGCAAAGGTATTGATTACCACATCTGGTGTGTGGCTAAGTACCAATCTATGGCATTCATAACGACTGCTGAAATCATATTCTGGTTTGCCAACGATGGTGCAGTCTGGCAATGCTTTTTCAAGTGCTTGTGCAATCGTGCTTTTTCCTAGTATTAGTATCATGACATGTCTCTTATTATAGTGTTAGCAGTTTGCTCATTCTGTTTTATACACGTTTGTGCAAAGTCACCACTAACAATGTGTTCACGGTTGTATTCATTAGACTCTTTAGTAAAGTGTACTAATTCCTCAATGGAATAAATGTTTATGGTTTTACAAAGTTCTACTAACTTTTCTAATCTACTAAGGTTTCCAGGGTCCCGATCAAAACTTAAATCTAAAGGCCCGTAGTCAAACATAAAACCTAAATGTTGAAGTTGATTGTATACATCATATTGACTAACTGGTATAAATGCAGTTTCACCTAGTAAACATTTGAAAGTTTTTTCACTAAGATGTGGCCCTGATCTAGTATATGCTCCATAAGTGTCCTCAATATAACTGTGGTTGTAGGATTCTAAACAAAAATGCAGTGCTGCCTCAGTGTATGCACGACCGTTTGGATTTGAATTCTTTTCCTGGTCTGCAAAATCTTTAAAGTTATCTATTTCAATTGTTTTACCTGCATATTTTTGTTTGAAAGTTTCCGTAAGTTCGTCTAGTATAGGATACCCAGTTTTTGCATACCAATTAACGTTTTTTGATTCGATCCAGCTGCTGAGCTTTACTAAACTTTTATCTTCAATTAATTCCAAAATTGCAGTAAAAATAATTAATTTACTTTGTGTTACTCTATTGTTGATTGCACTAACCTTATACTTTAAATTTTTTTGTGCAATGTTTGGCCAAAGTTTATATATACGGTTAATTTGAAAATGCCAACTATGGTATGTGTAAAATTTTACATTTGGCCAAAGATCAAAGTTGTCATATGGCCAGCCATCGTTTAATATAATAATGTTACCGCTTACTAGAGTGGCTTGTTGACGGAGCCATTCCCAATCTAAAGGCTCGTTATGGTAGGATATGATGTAATTATCGTATCCTGGCGGCAAATCAGGATCTTTTCTAAACAACCACAAGCCAAAAAAGTTTTTACCTGGAAGATCACGTAACCATTCAAGTTCATCCCATTCTAGTACAGAAGGAAGATCGCCAAATGTTCTTGCACCAGCAAGATAGTTTAAACGTTCAGTCATATGAATACTTATAGGTTAGATAGTGTGGCACTTTAAAAACCAGGGTAGCGATAACTTGGTTCTAGGGCAGTACCCTCCCTAGCCTTTTGGATCGGTCCTAAGGCTATTCTTTAACAACATCTTTGAAACTACTTGTACTGAATCTCTTTTTGTTTAGACTTTCTATGGTTTCCAATGGCTTGCGTTTGCTGGGACAAAATTTGCATTGGTCAATAACTTCGTCAATGTTATCTATGAACTGTTTCCCTCTCTGGGCAAATTCTTCAACCGCAAGAGGTTCATAACTGTGTAATATTTTTCTATCTTCATCGCTAACATCAAATGGATTTTGTTTATCAAATTCAGGCATGATTCCAACTGGTCCACATTTGTACAACTTACCATTTATAAAGTGATGACACATATGATGTACAAACGAGCATTCATCGTGTGCTTCTTGTGGGTCACTGTTTTGTAAGACAAAACGTTTACTTAATGGATCTTGTTGCACTGCGGCTTGTGTAAACTGATTTTCAATCCAGTAGTGTACTCTTATACGATTTTCATCAACAAGAGCATAATCTGCACCCATAGTGCCATTTGTATCAGTGTTACGTTTACCATCAAATTTTTGTATCTTGCCTTTTAAAAACTTATAGCCTTCTTCAAAATGCCTGTCGAGATCATTGGCATTATGTACACTTACACCTATCCAGTTGTTGCCAGATTCTCCGTACGGAGACTTAAAAAACAATGCATCATATAAACCTTTAACATGATTTATTCTAGTTCCATTAGTAAGTATCTGTACTTTCTTTTTCCATAGTCTATTGATGCCTTTGATCCAACTTGTAATGCTTGGATTCATCAGTGGTTCACCACCTAATATGCAAATCTTTTGAAGACGTATTTTGGTTGCCCATGACTCATAGGTTGCTTCATAGTCTTTCCAAATT